ATCTTGTACGTTAACACCAGTTCCTGCGTCTTGAAGTCTACGCATACGCCAATACACAAGTGTATAAGGACCACCGCCACCATCAGGAGTCGGCCAAATATTTAAACATGGTAAGTACTGAACTGTAATTGCATCGTCGGCTGTATGTGCTGCTGCTACTGTGTTATTTTGACCTCTCCAACAGTTTTGGAGTTGATTTCCTACAATATTGGTGTAAGTAATAGTTTCAGAACCAATCTGAATAAACCCAGTAGAACGTAAGTTTAAATTAGTAATGTCCGCATTTGTTGCGGTTTTTAGAGTAATTGTTGTATCTGTTGCACTAATGCTTGTTTTTAATAAATATTCGGATACATCGCTATTACCTGACTGTCTATTAAAATAAACTTGTATAGGTCTTCCAGTTGCTAACTTATTAGGAATAGTAGCGTATGTAGGTTCAGATATGCGGCTAAGATTAATGTCGGTTTGATTAGATGTACTACCGTTATTTGTACGGGTTTCAAGGTCAAGTATATCTACTGTGTCCACAGGTACTGCATAAACACCTAAATTAGTAGTTAACTGAATACTTACTTCTTCAACAGTCCAAAGATTAATACCTCGGTTTGCCCAATCTGTTGTCATTAAGTTAATTGACCTACGTGCAGTACGTAAGTCATAACCACTACGCATTTGTGAACCACAACGCTCAAAAGCCTCTTCGACTAACTCGGTGAGGTCTAGATTAAATACGCTGGTTCCTGATGTTAATGCCATTATTTTTTAGCCGTTTTTGCTGAATTGATGAAATCCATATTGGAGGGGGCTCCTTTAGAGCCCGGTTTGCGCATCTTTTCTTTAGAGCCAGCAACAATTCTTTTACGTTTTGCATTAATATTTGCATAGAGTCCTACCTTACCACCTTCAGCATATTGTGTAAAGTCAGTATTATCCTTGCGGGCTTTCTTTTTCCCGCCGGGCATTTTAGATGGGGCTATATCACCCATACCACGAGAGGCTCTCACTTCTTACCCTTTGCCATTCCACCACCACACATAACCATAGTACCTTTAGTTTTACCACGCTGTGCGCAACCATCACCACGACTAGATGCTGAACTTACTTTACCACCTGCTTTCATAGAAGGCATCTTATTTGTAACACCTTTTTTCATGGGGTCTTCAAAGCCACCAGCTCCGCCAGCACCACCACCTTTGCCTGTACTTTTAGAAAGTCCTGATGTTTTAGCTTCTCTAGCTTCTTTGCCGGGTTTTCCTACAGTTAAATTTTTAGCTCGCTCTCTAAACTCTTCCATGTCTATTTTTTTCTCTGCAAGGTCTTTAATCATTTGCTTAGACAATTCAGCTTGATGTTTAGTGTTTATTTCTTTAGCGTCTCCAAAATCAAAAGACCCTTGTTCTTCTTTATTAGCCATAATTACGCCCTTGTTTTTCCACGAATAGCACAACCATCAGCACGTTTAGATGCCGATGAACGTTTTACTGTACCACCTGATTTATAAGAACGGTTTGGTGATTTAGAAGGCTTACCTGCATCCTTATTTGCTTTTGCTTTACCTGAAGGTTCGTATTTAGTTTTTTGACTTGGGAAATTACTTTCAACGGGTGTATTTAATTTTGCTGCTTCTATATATGCTTTAGCTACAGCTTTTGGGTCTTCTTTATCTTCAGATTTTTTAGGTGAATCTTGATTTTTAGATTTAGATGCTGCAATTGTTTCAGAAAAAGTTTTACCATTAACTTTTGGCTCTACTTTTTCTTTAACCTCGACTTTAGGTGCAGCTTGTTTAGGTGCAGCTTGTTTAGGTGCAGCTTGTTTAGGAGCTGCGACTTTAGTTGTTTCAGTAGCCGTGCCTTTATTCCCTGTTTCTTCAGAAGACTCAATAGCAGTAGGTTTTGATTCTTCTTTAACTTCATCAGGTACGGCAGACCTCATACGAGCTAAAATAGCTGGGTCAGTACGGTCAGCTCCACCTAACCATTTTTCTTGAGCTTCGCTAAATCCGCCTTCGCTAAACCGTTTAACTTTTTTTACTGGACGTTTCATATTGTCTTGCCTTTCATTTTAGGCATCATTGCTTTAGTCAATCCTTTTTTAGCTACGCCATTAGCAGATTTATGTCCAGCAGCTAAGCCACCACCAGCCATCTTTTTCATAGCCATTCCGCCTTTTTTAAGTTTGGATAGGTCTGTACCTTTTCCACCTTTATGTTCCTGAGCATCATGCATACCAAAAGCTTTTTTAATTAACTTTTTATCTTGTTTAGTATCGTCTTTAGCCATACCACCACTAGCCATTTTTTTAGTCATGCCGCCTTTGCGCATACCGCCCATAGGAGCAGGTGCAGCAGCAGCAGCTGCGGGAGGCATTGCAGGTTGTCTAGCTGCCATTAACGCAGACATCATTTTAGGGTCCATCTTTTTCTTAGTAGCCATTGCTCCACCTTTTCCAAATTTTTTGCCTTTATCGGCATCGTTAAAATCTTTACCCACAGATTGCGGGACTCCTACCTTCTTAGCAAAACCCGGATTGTGGGCTATTGCTGCCATAAAATTGTGTTGTTTTTTACTTGTGCTCGGCATCTTTTTTGCCTATCCATTTTTGAACAGTTCGAGTTTCATATATGCGAATGCCCGTCCATATGATAGTAAATAAAGCAGCTAAAGACGGTAACATGTTGGCTAGAGTTCCTAAAACTGTTACAAAGGACAATGCATCTAGCATGTATTTAGATATATCATCCATATTATTAAAAAAATCATTCATTAGCATTTCCACCTTTTCAAGCTTGCTGCCTTACGTGTTGGTTTGCCGTTCTCATCTTTCATTGGTCCTGGCATTCCGCTCATTCTTGCACAAAACGACTTCTTACGTGGTCCACCTTCAGGCTGTGGGGCTTTTAAATTCGACCCAGTCGCTGCATTATATTTTGCCCGACCTTTAGCAGTAAGTCCAGCCCCTTTAGAAACCGGAAGTTTTTCGCCTCTTCCAATTGCAAGTGAGGGTCCTTTCTTCTTAGTAGCCACATTAAGCCTGTGCTTCTTTCCAAGTTAAACGAGCAAAAACGTCAGTTGCTACTCCAGTTAAGGAAGTAACACATACATACAAAATGTCTGGACCATCTGGGTATACGTTTGCAAAGCTTGTTGGCACTGTAACACTATTACCACCACCCAAAATTGAATTACCCAAGTCACGGACTTGTGATAAGTCCAAAGTAGTTTGACCATTTGTATTGGTAAAAGCAGCTGCTACAGATTCACCGCCTTGCAAAGTTACAGTATTAAGTGTATTTGCAGCGATTTGCGCTAATGATGATGTACTAGCGCCAACACCTTGAGTAACTGGAGGTTGGAACGAACCAGTAAAGGAAGCAGTAGCTGTATAACCATTCAAAATCAATTGAACTAATAAAGGGCCTGTTGCGTAAATACCCAACTCAACCAACTGCAACTGCATACGGTTAATAATTTCTTTATTACCCAAAATACCTGTTTGTCCATTGTCTACCGATGGAGCTAAGCGAATAGCCAATACAGGACATACTTGAGTAGTAGAAGTTGTTGTGGTTAATTTAGCTGGTACACCATAGTTAAACAGTAATGATTTATCGTCATTAAACAATCCATCCATAATTGCAGATGAACCCCAATGGGATAAAGTTGGAACAGAATCAGGAGCAGAATATTGAATACTTGTTACTGTGCCTGATGCAAAAGCTGTAGCAACAGCGCCACCAGCTATCGCTCTGGTTAAACCGTACAGTAAACCAGTATTAGTAATACCGCTATAAGTTATGTACTCATTGGTTGAAGCATTGCTTACCTTAACAGTTGCTGTATTGCCTGGTAATGGATTTAAAAATCCTACAGTATTAGCTACTTGGATAGATGACGGAGAAATAGTAGTACCAGAAGTTTGGTCATCTGCTGTAGTGCCACCAAAACCACGAACGCAATTTAAAAGATTGCCAGCACCAGAAGTAGTTGATAAGCCGCTATAGAAAATTAATTCGCTAGCTAATTTAGCAACACCACCACTAGCATTAAATACCGCTGTACTTGCTACTGGGATAACAGTATCTGTAATTAAAATATTTGCTGAAAGTGTTGTAGTAGAAGCAGATAAAGATGCAGTTGCATAAGTAGTAGGAGCAATTCCCGACACTTCATAGTGGGCAGACATGTTACCAGAACGCAAATAAGCTTCAAAACGAGCGTTATTGTTGGTCTGTTGGTTTACATAAACAATCTGACCATTAGTAGCACGAAGACCCCAGCGAACAAAACCAGCACCATACCATGAATAGTCGATATACCACATTTGCATACGGGTTAAATCAATCTTATAACCAGATGCGCCAGTACCATCACATGGATCAATCCATTGAGATTGAGGAGTCTTAGTATCAACAGTCATAGATACAACAGCACCAGAGATAGTCTGACCACGATACTCTGGGCTAATACTCATAGTAGTGTCATTAGTAATATCAACAATACGATAAGACTGACCACGAATAACAATAAATTGACCAGGAGCTACTTGTGATAAGAACGCAGTACCCGTACCTGTTACAGCACCAGATCCTTGAGTAACAGCCACAGTACCATTTAATTGCTGTACGCTATTACGCCATACGGTATATAAAGTAGTGCCATCATATTCAAAAAACATACCATTTTGATTATCAAAGAAACCTAAACGGCTCTGTGATCCATACCACTTAGTAGGAGTAACTTTAATAGCAGGTCCAGTTGCAGTTACTGAGCCGCTACCAGGGGCTGCATAAGTAAATGTTGTTGGGCTTGGTACAGATGCAATGGTAAATACACCATTAAAACCAGCTTGCTGGCATCCAGCCACTTGAATGGTTGTGCCAATTACTAGGTTATGGTTGTAACGAGTTGTTACAGTTACTACGTTACTAGAAGATACTAAAGAACTAGTAAACAATGGGGGTTGTAAAGAGGAACCAGTAGAAAATTGAATGCCTTTACCAGACTGATAACGGAAATAACGTCTTGTTTGGCGTACTAACTGTTGGTCTGGAACTTGAGCACCAGCAGAGAAAGCTACACCACCGTCAAAAGAACGAGGTTCTACATATCCAGATGGACGAGCATAAACAATTAAATTACCAGCAGAGTTAGTTGAAGGACCAGCAGCGCCTACAGCTGTTACTGTAAAGGTATTATTTGTTGGTACTGAAGCAACAACAAACGCTCCAAGTTGACCAGTGGTTGTACCACCTAAACCAGTAATATAAACAAAACTACCTTTGCTAAAACCATGTGAACCAGATGTGGTTACTGTAAGAAGAGTTGAGCTTGTAACTGCAACAGCATTAGAGCCTACTTGAACACCACAGTTAGAGTAAAAAGTTCCTAAATAAACATAGGTAGTAGTAGCGCTATAGTATTGAGCAGCGTTAACTGTAGTTGTAGTACCAGGAGCAAATACAACGGTATATGTTGTTACAGGAGAAGCGCTGCCAGTAAGAATCATACCCCATTGATTAATAGTGGAGTTTGTAGAGTTCTGAATATAAATTGGTGTGTTACTAGGAAAAGTAGCTGCAGCACCAAGAGTAATAGTTACTTGGTCAACAGTTGAAGTGCCAGTAATAGCAGTTATAGAAAGCGGTGCTGAAGTGTTGTAATAACAACTTGCACGGTTATTTTGTAAGCTAATAGATTCCCACTTGGTAGGCTGTGTGCCATATTCAAAGTCGGTATCAATTAATGATTGTGGTGTTGAAACACGCATCTTTCCAACAGGGTCTTGTGACGCTGGTGAAGGTGCAATATAGGGTACAGCTACGTTAGAACCGCCTGTACCTTGAATGGGTAACGATTTATTTGATACCGAGTCTACTACTGTCCATCCTGACATAATGTCTCCTTAAATTTTAAAAAGGGGAGCCGAAGCCCCCCATAGAATTATTAGTCAAAGTTACCATATGGATAGGTAGTTGTAGTACCAATATTACCGTCTGGCTGGATATAACGCAAAGTAAAGTAATAAGTCCCGCCAGTAACCGCTACGTTTGTACCGTTAATAGAAGCGACAGTAAATACAACCTGAGACAAGTTTGGTTGTCCGTTTGCTTGAACAATATCAGTAGAAGTAGCTTGTTGGTTTGTAAATTGAGTTGCGGTAAACGCATTAAACGATTGACGACCAGCAACTGGGGAAGTTAAAACACCAGTTTGCGCATAAGTACAAGTACCAGCAGCGGCAACGTAGTTGTTACTTACGTTAATCTGAATAGAAGTTAAAGTACCACTTGTAAATGATGTAATTACGCCAATATCAGCAAAAATATCAACAATTTTACTGCCAGCTGGAATATACATAACAGCGCCACGATATACGGTAGCTGAGTCTGCTGGAATTGTTGTAGCAGTTAATGTTGTAGAAGCTGAGTTTGGTGTGTAAACAGTAGCTTGGGTATTAGGGATGGTATTACCATTAACAAAAATAGTAGAAGCACCACCGTACAACGCAGTATTTGGCGTTGTTTGAGCAATATTCATGCCTACGCTTTGTACTAAGTCCATGTAACCTACGTTACGGAACGGACCAAAACGGCTATCACCAGCTAAAACTGGACCTTCAAATGTACTACGTCCCATGATGGACTCCTTATGCAAAAGTACCTATTCCAATCTTTGCATCGTCTGCTGGGGCAGTGGTGGAATAGAAGAAATACCCAGATAACTAATAATACTACATTTTTAATTAATTGTAATATATTTTTGTATAGAATTGTACGTGTAGGCAACTAATTCTACGGGGGTTATTGTGGCAATAAAGATCAAAAAAGTAGATGTAAGAGATACCGATATTGCCAAGACATTAATCTATTTACAAAAAAAATGTCTTCCGGGTGATGATTTATTTGATACAACTACAGGGCATTGGTGGATTGTCTATGATGAATTTATGCTTCCAATAGGTTTTGCTGGGATGGTTCGTAGCTATTACTGGATTGATTGTGGCTACCTGTGTCGTGCTGGTGTACTAAAAGATTGGCGTGGTCAAGGTATACAAAAAAAGTTGCTTAAAGCAAGAGAAAAACATGCTAAAAAACTTGGTTGGAATTGGCTAATATCTGATACTACCGACAATCCTGCATCATCAAATAGTTTAATTGGCTGTGGTTTCAAACTTTACGACCCGTCAAAACCTTGGGGGTTTAACCACACTCTTTACTGGAGAAAAAAACTCGATGCCGTACAAAGACCCGGAAACAAGAAAAGCAAAACATGCGGAATACTCGAAGAAATACTACGAGGAAAACAAAGAAAAAGTAATAGCTAAAAACAAAGTAAGAAAAAAAGCAAGAAAAGTTGACTGGCAAGCATTTAAAGCCACTTTAAGTTGTGTAAATTGCGGGGAAAACCACCCAGCTACATTTGATTTTCATCACGTTGAACGACACCCAGATAACCGAAAAGTTTATAAGTTACTACAAAGTAATAACATTGGCGGAGCTTTAGAAGAAATTAAAAAATGTATTGTGCTTTGTGCTAACTGCCATAGAAAACACCACTGGGAAGAAGAACAAGGAAACAAAAAGAAGAGAAAGAAAAAACCCGCCTTGTGAGCGGGTTTCCTTAGGGCAGATACACCCTATTAGAACGAGCCGCTTGAGCCGTAGATTCCCAAAGGATCAGACCAGCCGAAAGAATAACGCTCACGAGACTTGTAACGGACGTTACCAGTATCAAAGTCGCCATCCATGCTGTTAGACAATGGGGTACGAACAAAGTGCTTCAAACCGTTAGGAACATCAGTGGTTAAGAACCATGCGTTTGTGTCGGTCAGGAAGTGGTTAATTGTGTAACCTTCTGAGACAGAACCGTTGTTCTTAATTGCATTGATGTCGTTGTTGTTTGTACCAACACGGAGTTCAGTCTCTAACAAACGAGTAGCAACGAACTGTAATGCTGGAGGAACAACCAACTTCTTAGGTTTAGCAGCGATTAACAAGCCACGCTCATCTGTCCAAGCAGCGATTTGAATAACAGCGTTTTCCAACGAAGTTTCATTCAAGTCAGCTTGAGTAGCTGGAGTATTGCCGTTTGTACCGCCGTTTACCAATGGATGTGACGCATTAAACAAAGATACTCCATCACCACCTGTGTAGGCAGCAGAGAAGCCATTGTTTAATACAGCAGCAGCTTTAACCTGTTTGGTATAAGCCATAGCACGAGCTAGACCTTTGGTATAGCGAGCAGATAAAGAATCGTAGAGGTTGTCTTCGATTGCTTCTTCAGTCAAGCTAAAGCCAAGGGCAATAGTTTCGTGGTTGTAGCGAGCTGTCCATGCTTCTTGAGCATTGTCATAAGCGATGGCTGAGCCTTCGTTTTTAACAGGTGCTGCAGAAAAACCTGACAGTTTTGTTTCTTCTTCAAAAGAACGCTCAGAAGTTTCTACTTCATATAACTCTTTGTGTTCTTCACCGTAGCGAGCATACTCTAATCCGAACAAAGCATTCAGTCCAGGGAGCAACTCTTTCAATAGTTGTGCACGTGAAATAGCCATTATTTAGCTCCTAATTAAAGTGTTGATGCTGCTGCAGTATTGCTGTAATACTCATGGATACCGAAGTTGAACTTAACGATCGCTTCAGGATACTGAGTAAACACCAAAGTGCTGGTTGCAGGGATTGTAATAGCAGTGGATGCTGCACCAGCTGCGTTAACAGTTACGGCTTGGCTATTAATTGTTACAGTTTGTGAACCTGTGCCTGTTACAGCAGCGGCAACAAATGAACCTGTAGCAATATATTGACCGTTTGGAGCTAAGTAACCTACTTCAGTGCCGTATGGTAGTGTGCTTGTCAAACCTGTACATACCAAGCTTGTAGTACCACCGCCAGAAGACAATGTTGCATTACTTACAATTGCTGTATCAGGAACTACGTCAACGATGCGGAAAGGCAAAGTAGAAGTATTTTCAACAGAAACTGATGGAACGATACCGTTACTAGAGTTACCATTAGCGGTAGAACCAGCCAAGTTAGAACCTGTTACGTTTAGACCAATCATTGGACGAGCAACAGAACCAACAGTTGTACCAGCAGCCGCTGTAACAGCAACAGTCTTGAACAATGTGTCTGGATCATCAGTAACGATTGCAAACGCATCACCAGCCAAAGTACTAGCGGGCCAGTATTGGCTAAACGCTTTTTGCTTGGTTAGTGGGTTTGTGTAAGAACAACCTAAAAATACACCGATAATACCTGTACCTGTACCACCTGTAGAAGCACCAGCACCTGTAGTAACAGTTGTACGTGTGATGTAACCACGGGAAATACTAACTACATCGCCATAAAAAATATTAGTGGCAAAGCCGTACTGAATCGCCACGTTACGTGTTGAACCAGCAAAAACTTGACCGCCAATAAGATTAATAGGCTTTAGACCGTAAGGGGCCGAAACTGTAGGATAAGCCATTTAAATCTCCAAATATAAAAGTTAAATTCCTTTACCAAAACGAACTTCAGACTTGCTCTCTTTAAAGAGTGGCATCCTAGGGTCACTTTGGCGCATTAAACTATTATCTACAGCGTCCGTCTGAGCTTGTGTTTGTTTGTCGTAATATTCTTTACGCTGTTTTACAAATTCTTCAGGAGTTTTGCAAAGTAATAGCCCACCAATCTCGATATGGTCTTTAAAACGACCTTCTTGATTGGCTAACAGTCTAAATTTTGGTTGTTCTTCAACAGTTACAGGCTCCCAACCTTCTCTTAATTTGGAAGAGATATTGCGAGGGTCGGCATTGTTTAATGTTGAAACACGAATCCACCGATAAGCGAACCCAGCCTGTTTGTCTGGCTCAGGGAGAAGTTCAGGAGGCATCCACTGCTTAGGACGCTCTTGTATTTCACGGGTTTCTAATTCACGGGTAAGTCTATTTGTATCAGTCATCTTTGGCTTTCTATTTTTAACATTTCACGGACGTATTGCTCATTGGTCAAACCTAACCTTTTAGCTATGGCTTGTTCGGACGCTTTAAGCTTTACCTGTTTGGAGGATGTGCTGCGTGTCGCCGGAGCTACTACAGTGCTTGTTTTTTTCTGAGGTTTTTGTGGCTCAGCTTCTTGCTCTTCTTCTGCTTCCAGCGGACCAAAATACTCTGGAAACACTTTACGCATTGTTTTGTCAATGTGCTCATAATACTTTTTAGTGCCTAAAAAAGCTGTGCCATATTCATCAGCCAACTCTTCATGTACTCCTAACGCATAAGCAGTCATACTTTTCTTGTTACCGTACCAAGGGTTTCTGCTTGTCCAATCATCAAGATTTTCATCTTTTTGTGGTTTTTTCTGCTCTTGTTGTATTTGTACATCATTTTCGGGTTCTTGTAAAGTGGGGCGATAGTTTTTTATTTGGTTTGCTCTAAAACTAGCGTCGTTTAACTTTTCTTGAGCTTCAACAATTCTATCTGAATCCCCGGTCTCTAAAGCTTCTTTATATGCTTTTCTAGCTACTTCAACTTGTAACTCACTAGCATTTTTAGCAGTATCTAGATATTCCCGTTCACCATTAGAAAGTGTTGTTTTTAAACGTCTATTCTCATCATGCAGTTTTTGAGTTGCCTCTAAAGCAGCTTGACGTTCACGCTCAGCTTGGTCAGCTCTACGTCGTTCATCATGCCAGACTTTCTTCATAGCCTTAAGCTTTTCTTGGGCTTCTTGGCTGTATTGGTCTAGCTCATCAACTTCAAGCTTGTCAACTAATTCTTTGGGTAAAGGTTTTTGCCCTCTATCTTCGGGCGGTGTATCGTCTTCAATTTCAATAGTTATATCAAAATCGTCCTCTTTAGCTTCGATTTTAACCTGCTCAATTTCGTCAGGGAATTTAAATTCTTCCATTATTTTCTCCTAATTCCACGTGGGTCATCAACAATAGCTTCAACACTATCATCATTAATTAAACGAAACTCTCGTCCATGTATTACCAACCTAGTACCTGCGTTGGGTCTAACTAGAACAAAATCGCCTTTTTTACACCACGGTCCTGTAGGAAACTTACTTTTATCCTGATAACAATCTGGTCCAAGGTCAACAACAAATAATACTGTTGTTAAAAGCTCTTCAAAATGCAAAGTACTATCTGCTTTTACTAATTCGGACCCATCAAAGTTTTTCTCTGCTTCAGGTATTGCGCACAAGATTCTGTACCCTTGTGGTTTAGGCAGTTGTGTTGCCTTTTCTTCGGCTTTTTTGTGTAAAAGTGCCGTTAAATCTACTGCTTGATTCAGGTTAGTCATCCGACTTCTCCATTAGTTGTTTAAGGTCTAATGCATATCCACGTGCGATCAGCAGACCCCGTATCTCACCACACACTTTTCTATACTCCTCAAAAGACTCCACTCTTCCATCTGATAATGCTTGCTGTAGTTGCATTGCTTTCTCATCTAGTTGTTGTACTAGAGCGTCAAGTGCGTTCATTTATTGCCTTTCTCTGGTTTTTCTTTCTGTTGACTGGGTTGTTGTGTTTGTTTAAGTTGAAAAAGCCCTTGCTGATCTAGTTGTTTACCCTGATGTTCCATATCAGCTTTATGTTTAGCAACGTCAACACCAATGCGTAGACCTTCTGTTTGTTGCGTTGCAGCAAGTTTGCGCTTGCTATCTTCTACTTTAATGCCAGCATTAAGTCCAGCAATGCGTTCTTGTGAGCTAATCCGTTCACGCTCAATATTAAGCTGGTCGGCTTTAGAAGCTGCATCAATCTGCTGTTGCTTTTTCTTGAGCTCAACTTCTTGACCTTTAAGTGCCAATTCTTGTTGTTGTAACTGAATAAGCGGGTCTTGTTGCATTTGTTGATTTTTCTGCTGCTGTGCTTCACCTTGATGCTGTTGCAGTAGTTGTTGTGCTGCCTGAGCCGCCATCTGTGAGATGCGAACCTCCATATCACGTGGAATTTCTTCTTGGTCGTCTTCGTTGTCCTTGTTAAGCGGCAACTCTGTCCCCATCATTTGTTCCATTTTTTTGCGGTAAGCATATGCAAGGTGTTCAGTAACATGGGCTGCCATAGCAGCTTCAATAGCTTTTGCTTGTGGGTTTTGCGACAATAAAGCTAATATCTTAGGGTCTTGCGCCGCTGCCATATGTACTGCAATGTGTGATTCATGGTCCTGATATAAAAACGCTTTTACTGGTTTACTCATCATTAAGTTCTGATTTTCAGTTACAGGGTCTTCAGGTTTTTTATCTTCATCTAGCATCACAAGTTTTTGTGCATTCTTAATACCAAGAACCGCTAACATTTGACGGTGTAGCTGCGCCATATTATATAGTTGTGGCGCACTTTGAGCCAACTGTAGGACGGCTTGATACTGAACAATCTTTTGGGACATTGTTGCTGCATTAGGGTCCGAGACTGGAATAACCGTTACTAGTGAATAATCAGACTTCTTAGCTTTGCGACTACCAACTTCTGGCTCATACGGATACTCTTCAGGGCAATTCTCCTGAATAATGTCTTTTAACAAGCGAAGTTCTTGTTTCATTGAGTAGTGGATGCGAGCTTGAACTGCTGTCATTGTTTTTAATGTGCGCTCAAGGATAGCTAAGGTTGTCCCAACTGGTGCTCCAGCAGAGCCCATATCTGCTACTTGTAAATCTGCAGTATTAGCAAAACGACGTCCATCTTCAACAATCTGACCTAATAAAGCCATTAAAACTTGACTTGGCTCCTTATAAGGCAAGGGCATAATGTTGTCTTTCATTGCCCCACTTGGTACATCAACGTCTCTAAATTCTCCCGGAGCTATCGGTGTGTCATCTCCTTTAACTCGCAAACCACGTGTCTTGAAACCACCGGGCAAGTTAGATAATGTCCCAGCGTCGACCAGTTGACGAATAAGGGAAGTGCCAGACTTGGCAAAAGCACCAATGAGATGAATAAGACCAAAAGCATAAAACCCAAATCCCGGGATATACGGATAATGTACGAAATGATTGCGTTTAAGTTTATGTTCATTGTCTTCTTTCCAGTTTCTACGAATTGAAAGTACTTGTTGTGTACCTTTCTCGATAGTAACTACGTATGGTAATGCAAGTCCGGTTGGCTCACCGTTTTCTTCGTCCTCAAACCCTTCAAGGTCTAAGTCAACGTGCATTTCTAAAATCTTATATCTATCATCGGTTGTAGCACGGAATCCCATTTGTTCGGCAATTTGCTTCTCAACTTCATCCAAACTATTAACTGGGTCGCCAAGGTCTACATCTAAGTAAAAACCCGAATACTGTAAGCGTTTAAGTTCATTTTCTGTTTTGCGCATTACGTGCGTAACACGTGGACTTGCTTCTAAACTAGACACTCCATATGGGACAACTACATCTTCCGCTGGGCAGAACATTGATACTTGTCTGCCAAGGTGAGGGTCTTCATACACTTTTTTAAACGCATTACCAGCTAAACCTAATCCCCATAACATACGCTCATGTTCTGCACGATACTCAACCATGACATCCATAATCTGGTGATTCATGTCTTCTTCAACTCGTTGAGCAGCTTCCATTTTCTCAGGGGTTTCTTTGCCAATGATTTCCATCTTAGCTGGACCTTTTGGTGGCATTGTCTCAATAATCATTTCAGCTTGAAACTTAACAAGTGCTTCACTTAATAGTGGATGATATACACCACAAGCACCTTCCCACGGCTCAGACCGTTCTTCAATTTTCATGCCAAGAAGTTCTAAACCATCAACGTAA